ATTTCCCAGAACTGAGCAACACGCGTTTAGAGATGAAACAAAAGACTCTTTATTTAATCTAACTAAGATATACGAGCAGATAGACTATAATGAAGAATCTGACAATTCTAAACTAGTAACAAGAGGAAATTTTATGTGGAGCAATGGTGTTAAAGATACCACGGTAAACTTTATACCTAGCACCAATGGAAGGTTTTTAGTTTCATGGGTACCACCTGTAGAATTACAAAATCGTGTAATAATAAAAAATGGAGTTAAATACCCTGGTAATGAACATTGCGGTGCTTTTGGTTGTGACTCTTATGATATATCAGGAACAGTAGATAATAGAGGTTCTAAAGGTGCTTTGCATGGCCTTACTAAGTTTAGTATGGAAAACGTTCCGGTTAATATGTTTTTCTTAGAATATATATCAAGACCTCCAACGGCTGAAATATTCTTTGAAGATGTACTTATGGCATTACACTTTTACGGTATGCCAATACTTGCAGAGAACAATAAACCAAGACTTTTATATTATTTAAAACGTAGAGGTTATAGAGCTTTCTCAATGAACAGACCGGATAAATTAAAATTGTCTGTTGCAGAAAGAGAGATAGGCGGAATACCTAACTCATCAGAAGATATTAAGCAAGCCCATGCTGCTGCTATTGAATCTTATATAGAAGATCACGTTGGGCTTAAAGAAACTACGTATGGTAACATGTATTTTCAAGAAACGTTAAAAGACTGGTCTAAGTTTAATATAAACAATAGAACTAAGCACGACGCTTCTATTAGTTCGGGCCTAGCAATAATGGCTTGCAACAAAAACAGGTATACACCTGTGAATGTAGTTAAAAAAAATATTGTTCCTTTGGGCTTCAAGAAGTTTGATAACCAAGGTAGTATTTCAAAAATAATAAAATAGATGATTTATACTAATTCTAGTAGCACTTTTCCAAGTCAGGTAGTACCAGACGCAGAGAAAAAGACTTATGAATATGGTTTAGCCGTAGCGAAAGCTGTAGAGGACGAATGGTTTAGAGGAGACAGAGGAACTTTAAATGGCGGTAGATTTGGAACAAACTGGACAAGGTTTAATGATTTAAGACTTTACGCTAGAGGAGAACAAAGTGTAGCAAAATACAAAGACGAATTATCTACTAATGGTGATTTATCTTACCTTAATTTAGACTGGAAACCAGTGGCTGTATTATCTAAATTTGTAGACATTGTAGTTAACGGTATGACAGACAAAGGTTATGAAATAAAATCATTTGCTTCAGATCCGTATGCTATAAAACAAAGAACAGATTTTGCTTTTAATGCTTTGCGTGATATAGAAAATAAAGAAATGATCGATCAGCTTAATGCTGCCACCGGTAAAAACTTTTACGCATCGCCTGATCCTCAAGAATTACCTGTAAATAAAGAAGAATTAGATCTTTATCTTCAATTAAATTATAAGCAAGCTATAGAAATAGCTGAAGAAGAAGTTATTAGTAATGTATTTAATTACAATAAGTATGATGAAACTAAAAAACGATTAGCTTATGATTTAACAGTATTAGGTATTAGTTGTGTTAAAACTAATTTTAATTTAGCTAATGGAGTGACTGTTGATTATGTTGATCCAGCTAATTTAGTTTATTCTTATACTGACGATCCTAATTTTGAAGATATATATTACGTAGGTGAAGTTAAAAGTTTATCTCTTGAAGAAATTAAAAAACAATTTTCTTATTTAACTCAATCAGAGTTAGAAGAAATACAAGAATATTCAGGTAATAATAATTATAGAAATAATTTTTATAATTATGATTACGACAGAAACTTAATACAGGTATTATATTTTGAATATAAAACTTATCAAAATCAAGTATTTAAAATAAAACAAACAGATCAAGGTCTTGAAAAAGCTCTTGAAAAAGATGATTCGTTTGATCCGCCTGAAACTGATAACTTTAATAAAGTGCACAGGGCTATAGAAGTTTTGTATAGTGGTGCTAAAATTCTTGGTCACGAAAAAATGCTTAAATGGGAACTAGCTAAAAATATGACTAGGCCTTACAGCGATCAAACTAAAGTTGAAATGAATTATGCTATATCTGCTCCTCGTATGTATAAAGGCAGAATAGAATCGTTAGTAAGTAAATGTATTGGTTTTGCCGATATGATACAGCTTACGCATTTAAAATTACAACAAGTACTATCACGCATGGTACCTGATGGTGTTTACGTAGACGTTGATGGATTAGCTGAAGTTGATCTTGGGAATGGTACTAATTATAACCCTGCTGAGGCTTTAAATATGTACTTCCAAACTGGTAGTATTGTTGGTAGAAGTTTAACGCAAGATGGTGATCCTAACAGAGGTAAAGTACCAATACAAGAATTACAAACATCGTCTGGAATAAGCAAGATACAAGCGCTTATACAAACGTATCAGTATTACTTGCAAATGATTAGGGACGTGACCGGGCTTAATGAAGCTAGAGATGGTAGTAAGCCTGATAAAGATTCATTAGTTGGTTTACAAAAACTAGCAGCAGCCGCATCTAATACAGCTACTAAGCATATACTTCAGTCTTTAATGTATTTAACAATACGGTCAGCTGAAAATATAAGTCTGCGGATTGCTGATATGTTAGAGTTTCCGCTACTTAAGCAAGCTTTAATGAGTTCTATAAATCAATTTAATGTATCTACATTAGCTGAAGTAGAAAAGCTTAATATGCATGAGTTTGGTATATTTTTAGAATTAGAACCAGATGAAGAAGAGCAAGCGGGTTTAGAGCGTAATATACAAATAGCATTACAAGCAGGCCAAATAGGTTTAGAAGATGCTATAGATATAAGAGAAATAAAAAACTTAAAGCTAGCTAATCAATTTTTAAAGTATAGACAAAAAATAAAAGCAGAGCAAGCTCAACAAGCTCAGTTAGCTAATATACAGGCTCAAGCAAACGCTAATGCTGAATCTGCAGAAAGAGCAGCACTAGCTGAAACTCAAAAACAACAAGTTATTAACGAGCAGAAAGTTCAACTAGAACAAGCTAAGTCGCAGTTTGAAATACAACGCATGCAAACAGAGGCACAAATTAAACGCGATTTAATGAGTGAAGAATTTAACTTTAATATGCAGCTAGCAAAAGCTAGAGCTGATGTAGAAAAAGCTAAAGAACAAGATATAGAAGATCGTAAAGACGAGCGTGCTAGAATTATAGGTACGCAGCAATCAGAAATGATCTCGCAGCGTCAAAATGATGAACTACCTAAAAACTTTGAGTCATCTGGATTTGACTCACTAGGAGGATTTGGACTTGAACAGTTTGAACCTCGTTGAAAATAAAATCCTTTAATTTTATATTATTATATTATGTCAGAAGAAATAAAACAAGAAGGAGAGTTTAAAATAAAAACTCCTTCTAAGCCTAAAAATTTAGGTGACAATACAGGTGAACCTATTAAAGTAAATATGAAAGAACCTTTAATAGATATTGAGCCAGATATTAAAAAAGTAGTAATCAAAAAAGAAGATACTGATGCCATTCAAACACAAGAGACAAATGATAGCGATGCTGTTATCGAAGAGTCCAAAGACAGTAGCAACAGCAAAGAAGTGGCTGAAGAAGTACGGGCTTCCGACGAAGAAGTAGCATCTCCTTTAACTGTCATTGAAGATACTGAAGAAGAGGAAAAAGAATCTGAAGTAACTAAAGAAGAAGTAGAGCAAGCTGTACAAGAGCAAAGAGTTCTACCTGAAAATATTGAAAAGTTAGTTTCTTTTATGGAAGAAACTGGTGGAACTGTAGAAGACTATGTTAGGCTTAATGCAGATTATACCAATGTTGATAATAAAACTTTAATTAGGGAATATTATAAACAAACTAAACCACATTTAGATTCTGAAGATGTAAGTCTTTTATTAGAAGACTTTGATTACGATGAAGATATAGACGAACCAAAAGACATACGCAAAAAGAAAATTGCGTTTAAAGAGGAGGCTGCAAAAGCTAAAGACTTTCTTGAAGGCTTAAAGAGTAAATACTACGACGAGATCAAGTTGAGACCAGGCGTAACTCAAGAGCAACAAAAAGCGTTAGACTTTTTCAACCGATACAACAAAGAGCAAGAAACCGTGCAAGCAAAGCATAAGGACTTTATAAGCCGTACTAAAAATTTATTAAATAATGATTTCGAAGGTTTCGATTTTAAAGTTAGTGATAAAAAGTTTAAGTATAGTATTAAAAATCCAACACAGGTAGCCGAAGTACAGTCTGATATTACAAACTTCATTAAGACGTTCTTAAATGATAAAAATGAAATAATAGATACTAAAGGTTATCATAAAGCTTTATACGCGGCGCGAAACGCTGATACTATAGCACAGCATTTTTACGAGCAAGGCAAAGCCGATGCAGTTAAAGATGTTATGGCTAAATCTAAAAATATAAGTACAGAGCCTAGGCAAACTGCCTCTGGTGATGTATTTATTAATGGGTTAAAAGTAAAAGCAGTTAGCGGTCTTGATTCTTCAAAATTAAAAATCAAAACTAAAAAATTTAACTAACTAAATAATAAATTATGGCTTTAACTCCACAATTTGGTAGTTTAATCCCTTCGCCAACGCAAGAGATTTTAAACAGCAACTACCTACAATTTAATGCAGCTGGTGCTGCTGGACCTGGTAATGGTGGCGATACTTTCGCGCAACAATATTTACCAGAGATTTACGAACAAGAAGTAGAGCGTTACGGTAATCGTACACTTTCTGGATTCTTACGCATGGTTGGCGCTGAAATGCCAATGACATCGGATCAAGTAATTTGGTCTGAACAAAATAGATTACATATATCTTATGATAATGTTTCTGTTGCAGCTGGTGGTGGTGGTACTACTAATGTAATTACTATTAATCCAGGTGCAGTAGCTGGAGTAACAAATGTTATTTCACCTAATGATACTATTGTTGTTTTAGATCCTGCTACAGGAGGTGAAGCAAAATGTTTAGTAACATCATCTACTCTTGGAGCTGCTGGAACAATTACCGTTCAAGCTTTTAATAATAAAAAGTTAGATACAGCTGCTGGAAATAATATTACAGCTGGATCTGCTACAATTAAAATATTTGTATATGGATCTTCTTATCAAAAAGGTCAAGCTTTAAATTCAGTTACCGCTGGAGCTGGAGCTAAAACAGAAGGATATGTATCTGTAGATCCTCAGTTTACTCAATATTCTAATTCACCAATAATTATTAGAAGTCAATACGTAGTATCTGGTTCTGATATGGCACAAATTGGATGGGTGGAAGTTGCAACTGAAGATGGTACTTCTGGATATCTGTGGTATTTAAAAGCTGAATCTGAAACTCGTTTACGTTTTGAAGATTACTTAGAAATGTCTATGGTTGAAAGCGAGTATAGTCAAATTACCGCTGGAGCTGGCGTTGCTCAATTGCCAGGATCTGAAGGTTTATTTGCTGCTATTCAATCTCGTGGTAACGTAGAGGTAGGATTTACTGCAGCTGCTGGAATAGATGAGTTTGATGCTATTTTGAAAAACCTAGATACTCAAGGTGCTATTGAAGAAAACATGTTGTTCTTACAACGTCAGACTGCTTTAGACTTTGACGATATGCTAGCTGCTATTTCTGCTGGCGCTGCTGGAGGTACTGCATTTGGTCTTTTCGAAAACTCTGAAGAAATGGCTTTGAACTTAGGATTCTCTGGATTCCGTAGAGGTTCTTACGATTTCTACAAGACTGATTGGAAATATTTAAATGACGCTTCTACTCGTGGTGGTGTTGATGGTATTAGTTCTATTGAAGGTGTATTAATACCTGCTGGAACTTCTACTGTTTACGATCAAGTATTAGGATCTAACATACGTCGTCCATTTTTACACGTACGATACAGAGCATCACAAGCTGATGATCGTCGTATGAAATCTTGGTTGACTGGTTCTGCTGGCGGTGCATTTACTTCAACTCTTGATGCGATGGAAGTAAACTTCCTATCTGAAAGATGTTTAGTAACTCAAGCTGCTAATAACTTTGTATTATTCAAAGGAGTATAATCACTTATTAATATCTAGGGCTGCTTAATTGTGGCCCTAAGATATTATTGTTTTTAATTATTTAATTTTATTATATCATGGCTAAAGAAGCTAAAGCAGTAGAAAAAACTGAGGTTGCACCTCAAAAAACAGTTAAGGCTAAAACTGTAGAACAAAAGCCAAGCAAACCTGAGTGGGAAATTAAAGATCGTATATATTATTTAACAGGAAATAAATCTCCTTTAACTCTTACTATTCCAGGTAAACATACTAAAAAACACGCGTTACTATATTTTGATTCTGCAACAGGTAAGCAAAGAGAAATTAGATACGCAACAAACCAAGACTCGCCACTTGTTGATGAGCAAAAAGGTGAGTGCACAATGGGTCATATTAGATTTCATGACGGCACTTTAACTGTACCAAAAGAAAAACAAAACTTACAAAAGTTATTATCTATATATCACCCTTTAAAAGGTAAACTATATGAAGAGTTTAGCGCTAAAGAAGAAGCTGTAGATCAATTAGAAATATTAGATTTACAAATAGACGCTTTAAATGCCGCTAGAGGTATGGATATCGATCAAGCCGAAGCTATATTAAGAGTTGAGATTGGTTCTAAGGTATCTAAGATGAGTTCTAAGGAACTTAAAAGAGATTTGCTTCTATTTGCTCGAAACAACCCTGAGTTGTTTATTAGCTTAGCTAATGACGACAACGTGCAATTACGTAATATAGCAATTGTAGCTACAGAAAATGGAGTTATTAATCTATCACAAGATCAAAGAACATTTACTTGGGGTAGTAATGGAAGAAAACTAATGAACGTACCGTTTGATGAAAACCCATACTCAGCAATGGCTGCGTGGTTTAAAACAGACGAAGGCGTAGAAGTTTACAAATCAATAGAGAAAAAACTTCTCTAACATGTAATAATATATCAGGGCGTGTAATGCGCCCTGTATATAAATAAAAAATCAATGGCAATAAACGTAAATACTGTATATCAAACCGTTTTACTTATACTTAACAAAGAGCAACGTGGTTATATCACACCTGATGAGTTTAATAAAACAGCAACACAGGTTCAGTTAGATATATTTGAACAATATTTTGATGATTTAAATCAACAGTTACGCGTACCACAAGCCGACTATGATTATTCTGATAGACAATTAAACATAGACGAAAAATTATCTGTATTTAAATGTATTGGCACGTGTCCTTATACTGGTAATGCAGGAGAGTTTGCTTTGCCAGCTTTAGATGATACATCTGGATTTGCTATTGTATATGACGATAATCCAGGCCAAAATCAATTTTCTTTTTATACATTAGGAACTATCACGCTAGAAGAGCCAGATACTTTACCTGTCGAAATACAAAGACTTCAAAGATTCGACTTTTATAATATAGAAAGATCTGCTCTTACAAAATCAACAAAACAATTTCCAACGTATTTATACGAGAGTAATGAACTATTTGTAAATCCAAAAACTATAACGGCTAATATAAAAGCTTCTTTTATTAGAAAGCCACTAGACATAAAATGGAATTTTACACAGGGAAATGTAGGTCAATATATTTATACTTCTACAGGTTCTCAAAATTTTGAATTATTACCGTCTGAACAAGTTAATGTTATATTAAGAATACTTCAATATTCAGGTATAATTATAAGAGATCCTCAAATTGTACAAGCAGCTTCTGCTGAAATACAACAAAATGATATAAACGCAAAAAGCTAACGTATGGCACTAATGCAAGAAAACAATAGACAATACTACGAAGGAGCTCAAAGCTTTATTGGTGATGCAGGTGGTACCGCTGGTCAAGTCTTTACAACTACATTTAATACTGATTTAATTTTTAAGGCATTTGCACCAACTTCTGCAAATTATGCTTTAAATAACTTTAAATTATATACAAGCCCCACAGGTGTAGCGGGTACATACGTAGAATACACTAGCGCGTATACAGTATCTGGAAATTCTATAACAATTACAGGTGCTCTTGCAGCTAACACAGTTGTTGTTGTCCAACTTAAAAAATTAGATGGTGGTAACTACGGTGCTACCGTTGCTGATAAAGCTTATGGTAAAGTTGTAGAAGATAATTATGGTTCTTATTCTTATATAAAAATAGGTGATATAGTAAACAACTTTTTAGTAGCCTATATAGGAGCTGGTAAACTTGTATTAAATGCAAAAAGAACTGATGTAATATTTCACGCTAAAAGAGCATTGCAAGAATTTAGTTATGATACGCTAAGAAGTAAAAAATCTCAAGAGCTTACAGTTCCTAAAAACTTAAGCGTAGTGCTTCCTCAAGACTATGTTAACTATGTAAATATATATTGGGTAGACCAAACAGGTCGTCAGCATGTTATACTACCTACAAATAATCTTCACCAAAGCCCAACAGAACTTCCAATACAAGATAACAAAGGCGTGCCTATACAAGATAGCTTTGATAACAATATAGAATCAGCTAGCTCTATAATAGACGACAGGTGGAATAATAATAATATAAAAAATCAAATAAATTTATTAAACGATCCATTAATAGCAGCTGAGTTTTACAACGACTATATTAATATGTTTGGTTATGGTAGGCAATATGGTCTTGAACCTCAATACGCTAATGCTAATGGTTATTTTAACATCAATAACAGAACAAATAAAATATCTTTTTCTAATAACTTAGTTGATAAAATAATAAACTTAGAATATATATCAGATGGTCTTTCAAGCGATTTAGATACTGAAGTACCTAAAATGGCGGAAGAAGCTATGTATGCTTACATATTGCATGCTATAATTTCTACGAGAGCAAATCAACCTGAGTATGTAGTACAAAGACTTAAAAAAGAAAAGTCTGCAAAACTACGTAATGCTAAAATACGTTTATCTAATATAAAACTAAATGAGTTTGTACAGGTTATGCGAGGTAAATCTAAATGGATAAAACACTAAAATTAAATGGCTGAAGTTAAAAATTCTTTTCTAAAATCTAAAATGAATAAAGATTTAGATTCTAGATTAGTGCCTAATGGCGAATATCGTGATGCTCAGAACGTGCAAATTAGCAAGTCTGAAGGTGATGACGTAGGTGCTTTAGAAAATGTACTTGGTAATTCAAGTATTGTTAATTTTACAACTGCAGCTGGTTATACCGTAGGTGATTGTATAGGTTATTTTGTTGATGAATTTAACAGTACAGTATATTTGTTTTTTACAGATTATACAGACCCAAGAACATTAGGACAATCTATATACAGCCCAACCGCTAAAAACTCTATTTTTTCTTATGATATAAACGGAGATATTATAACAAAATTAATTGAAGGTGCTTTTTTAAATTTCTCTAAAGATAGACCTATTATAGGTGTAAACTTATTAGAAAATTTATTGTTTTTTACAGACAATAGAAATCAACCTAGAAAAATAAATGTTGACTTAGCGAATCCTCAAAGATTAACTACTCCTACTTATTACACTACTGAAGATCAAATATCTGTAGCTAAATATAATCCTTATCAAGCTATTGATTTAATAGAAACTACAGTAACAGGAACTGGGGTTGTAACACTTCCTACGACAAGTTCTGTTACAGTTACAGTAACTTCTACTACAGGTAATATTTTAGTAGGTGCTACAGTTACAGGTACTGGTATTACAGGTAGTCCTACTGTAGTTAGCTTTGTTCCTAGCACAGGAGTTGTAACGCTTAGCCAAGCTCAGAGTTTAACTGCTACAGACATATTAACTTTTACTCTTGCAGCTACACAAACAACAATGCAAGATGTTAGTAGTGAAAAGCTACCTGATGGAACAACTAATAATCCTTACTACAATCCAAATTTTTCTGGTGATCCTCAGTATTTAGAAGATAAATTTGTAAGATTTAGTTATAGATTTAAATTTATAGATGGTGAGTATTCTATACTAGCGCCGTTCACGCAAGTTGCTTTTATACCTAAGCAAGATGGTTATTTTATTGAAGGAGACGAAGAACAAGCAGTTGCAAGTACTATTGTTGACTTTATGGAAAATAAAGTTACTCAAATACGTTTGCAAATACCACTTCCTGACACAAAGGCTAATTTATCTTCTAAATATTTAATTACTGAAATAGATATTTTATACAAAGAATCAGACGCGTTAGCTGTTCAGGTTGTAGACACTATACAAGTTAGCACATTATCAGGATTAGAAACAGTTCTTGAATATAATTATTTATCAACTAAACCTTTTAAAACTCTACCTTCTAATGAAATAATAAGGGTTTATGATAAAATACCCGTAAAAGCTTTTGGGCAAGAGGTTATTAGTAATAGAATTGTTTATAGTAATTTTCAAAATAAACATACACCACCTTCTGGTATTAATTACCAAATAGGTGCTACAGAAAAATTAGCTACTGCTAATGCATATGGAAATGCAAAGTCACGTGTAGAATATCCAAACCATAGTTTAAAACAAAATAGAAATTATCAAGTTGGAGTTGTTCTAGCAGATAGATATGGTAGACAATCTACAACTATACTATCTAGCAACACAAGTGAATCAGGTGGCGCTGGATTTGGTGCTGATACTGTTTATTTACCTTATAATGCAAATAGTGATTCAATAACATTTGCTGGAGATT